CCTGTTAGGGCAACAACAACGGCTGCACTTTCACCAAGGGCAGAAAATGGTGACTGAGAAAATGCGGAGATACCAAACATGGTCTACGGCCTACGCCGCCTCCGCATTAAGTTGTTGCTAAACGAATAAGTGCTGTGGTTGTAGTGTTTGACGGCATGGTCAGAGTGAACGTACCTGCCGTAATGGTCTGTGAGCCAAACGTGTGGACACTGATAGCCTTGTTGCTCTGAGTGGAGTTGTAAATCAACACAGTATCAAACGCCGTTGCCAATGTCACTGTTGTATAGGTAAGTGACCCTGAAGGCGTAAAAAACGCCACACCAGCAGTTGCAGAAGCGTTAGTCGAGGTTGGAGCCGTGGCATTTGTTACCGTCACACCGCCTGCGGTATAACCTGTACCTGATACTTCACCAGTTGTGTTATAAACAGTAGTGCTTGCATCTTTTGTGGCAGATACTAAATACAAAGCCGCTTTAAGCGTGTCTGTAGTGGGCGTAGTCAAACTGCCGCGAGAGACAATGGTTGAAGTGCCAAGCTGGTGTTGACCAAGCATAAGCTCGCTCATGAAAGAAGTACACATTGATTGCGTATTTGCCATGATATTTCCTTTATGTTAAAGAAGCGGTTTCGCCACCGGCAAAAGTGGGCGGTTTCTTCAAAGTCACATGTGCAGAGCGGTGGACAAGCTCTTCACCGTCCCAATACTCAACCCATGTTGTTGATTCATTGTCATTATCGACTGTACCCTCTCGCTTTTCAAGCAAAGATTCGTCCATGTCGCCTTTGGTTGTGGTTACAAGTGCCATTACGCTATCCTTATAATTGCTGATGTGTTTGATACAGCGGGAAACTGTACCGTAAATGTTGCTGTCGAAGTCTTGTCTGCGCCAAAGTCTAGCACACATACCGCCCCACCTGCTCCAACTTTGTAGATTAGCGCCCCACGGGCAGTAATTGCACCTGTCCATGATGTGTTGCTAAACGAAATAAAGGCTGTGTCTCCATTACCTACCGTTGGGACTTGGGCTATCGTCAATAAATTACCGCCCGCTACATAGTTGCCACCAGACGCTTCGCCCGTAGCAGTGTATGCAGTTGTGTCTTCATTAAGAGAGGCTGAGTTGGTATACAACGCCAAATAAAAACTACCAGACGTAAAGTTAAACGTGCCATTCATCAGCCCCGTCTTAAACGTATTGCAGGTAAAGTTTCCAGTAAAAGCCATCAAGTCACCGCCTGTCTATACTGACCAGAACGATACGCATCTTGACGCTCCAGACCATCACCCAGACGTTTAGCCAAAGCAATAGCTTCTTTGTATTTGCCGTCATACAACGCAATCAGATCAGGCTCACCTTTCATAAAGGTGTATGCCTCAACCAAAGAACCGTACAACAGAACGGTATCAAAGTTATCACCTAGCCAAGTTGTAGCTGCTGTAGTGATTGACTCGGGGTAATAGTAATAGTGAAGCTCAACGCTATAAGTTGCATCGGGCGTTGGGCCAAGGATAAAGCTCAACTCATTTGTTGGTAAAGACGGTGGCCCAACAGTTGTAGTCGGGCCAAACAAAGCGTAATACTTGGGAGTAGCGGTGTCTGTTGGAGTTGGGTACGCTTGGCGTATAAAGTTTACGTCTTTGTTCAACAAGTACTCATATGAGCCATCAGCATTGATTACTGCCATTGAATACGTAGCAAGAAAGTCATTTGGGCAAGATAAATACTTGTTGCTGATAGTTGTTGTGCCGGTCACATTCTTGCGAATGGAGGGGAACTGAACGGAGTTGTATATACGCTGTTCCGCTTGCGTAATGAAGCGATTTATCTGAGCCGTAGACGAAACCGTAGACGAATCCGCAAGCGTAATCGTCGGAAAATTATTTTCCGTATAGGTTTGTATTGTGGCTACAAGCTCAGTGTAAGTCATGCCATCGGGCCTCTACTCATTAAGCCTTTGGTAGCCGCACCTGTGCCACGCATTTTGATACCACTGGTCTTGACCTGCTCGTCGCCAGCAGCTTTGCTGATGTTGCCAATGCTCATGTTGACCGTATCGGCTTTGCTGCGATTTGGCATTTTGCCGGGGTTGGGTTCAATACCAACAGCTTTGCCGGTCATGGTGTGTGGTTGTGCATACACAGCGGCATTGCCAACTTCTTTACCCATTCGTTTATCGCTGAATTTAGCCATTATTTGCCTCGCTGATTTGCAACTTTTGCCATATTACGACCCATACTCATCATCATCTCGTTGGTCTTGCCGCCTTTGGCTAATTTAGTCATAGGCTTGCCGGGATGCAGCTTTTTCTCGTGCTTATGCACGGCTCCAGCCATCATCTTTTTGTCTTGCTTCATGTCCGCTTTGTTCATTTTGAACTCCTAAGTTACGCTTACCGTTACTGTACCAATTTCTACCACTAACACCAAGTTATTTGGCGTTAAAAGAGTGTCAAACCCACTTGCTCCACCAACCGGATTCCAGCCCCATTGAAAGATTCGACTGCCCCCACCCAACTCACCATCTGCCAGTAAACCTGAAATCACATAACTTCGGTCTGGCCTTGGGTTTCTCAAAGCCTGTGGGTCATCTACCGGGAACATCCCCAACTGCAACTGAGGATGGTCGGGATCCCAACACGGAGGACAAACCATTAAGTTATATTCCTTCGTCTTGATGATTTCAGTCTTCAAAATCTTCAGCTTAAACCGTTGACCACAACGGTCACACTCAGCAATCGCATTCTTGCCAGAGGCGTAACGATTACCCACGCTTACCTCCCAATGTAGGTTTGACGGGGGACAAGTCTCAAAGCTGCTTTCTCATGATCTTCGTATGCTGCCAGTTCCCAAGCCTCGTCATACTGTGCTTTTAACATTGGGATACGTTCCATGCCGGTAGGAATTTTCATGCCGATGTAGTACGACAGACCAGCCGCCATACAAGGAATAAAGCGGAACGGCACGTCCATGATGTTGACACCGCCGCCTGCGTCTTGGGTGCGACGTAGACGCCAATACACCAACTGATAGGTCTGGGCATTGTCTGGGGTAGGCCAAACGGTGACTGCTGGAACTTGCTGCCAATAAACGGTAGCCGCAGCCGTATGCGCCGCTGCAATTGTGTTTTGTTGCCCACGGAAACAACTAAATAACGTCCCGCTTACGGCGTTTGTGTTTTGAGTGATATACCCGTAGTTGATGATCTCGTTGTCAATCTTTATGAACCCTGCTGCGGGTAAACCCGTAACATCACTTAACACGATTGTGTCTGATGTACTTGTGATTGTTGTGGTTAGCGTAGAAGATATGGGACTAGCCTGCCCGTTGTATCGTTGAATCCAAATCTGAATAGGTCTGGCTTGGGTAATCTTGTTGGGGATCGTAGCGTAGGTAGAAACGCTAATCCTAGTGATACTTAAATCAGCTTGAGTTGCGGCTACGTTCGCACCTGTACGTATAACGTGTTCCAACAAATCAATGGTGTCATTGGGCAACGGGTAGGTGTTTTGTCCTTGAACAAGATCAATCACGCCAGTTTCAATCGTCCACAGGTTGATGCCACGGTTTGCCCAGTCGGCAAACATAATATTCAAACTGCGTCTGGCTGTACGCAGGTCATATCCGGTGCGAAGCTCACCACCAGCGCGTTCAAACGCTTCCTCGACCAACTCGGTGAGGTCAAGGTTAAATGATGATGCACCGGAAGTATTTGCCATTATCTAAATCCTGCCGTTTTCTTTGCCACTTTAGGCGGTTGCTTTACGAATTGCTTTCCGGCTTTTTTCCCCGCACGTTTCGCACGTGTTGTTGCAGCGTACTCAGCAGGGCTGAGACTTTTAATTGCAGCTTCAGGAAGGTATCTTTCACCTGTGTCAGAAGATTTTTTACCACTTTTGGTTCTCCATTTTTGGTCACCCCAGTTCTTAAGGGAAGTCTGCGGCGCTTTCAATCTCTGTACCCCCCGCCAGCAGCCTTGTACTTCTTGGCTACCAACTGAGCTTTCCTTGCCGACCACTGACCTGCGCCAGTGCCATGCGTTGCCGCAGCTTTGACCTGAGACACAATCTTCTTGCGAAGGCTTGGTTTAGTGTAATTCCCCGCAGCATTGACTTTGCCACCCTCCGCATACATATCCACATCTTGTGGTTTGTCTTTGCGATGGATGACTCTCTTCCCCGGCATCTTCTTGGGGTTGATTGCGCCCATACCACGGGAGGACATCATCAGACCATCCTACCTTTAGTCTTGCCCTTGGTAGCGCAACCATCTGCACGTGAAGATGCTGAGGAAACCGAGCCACCCTTTTTATAGGAAGAACCTAAATTTTCCCGCATTTTTTTTCCGCTTGGAAGGTCTCTATAGGCATTGACCACGCCGGATGCCGCACTAGCAAACGGACTACCAACCAGCCCCGCCGCCAGTTTTGCAGCCGCTTCTGGCATATGTTTTAACACTTTTAAGTCTTCAACCTTTTTAATTGGTTTATTAACTTTATCAGTGCCTGTTCTCACGTACTCATGTAAATCTTTTTCGTAATCCACTTTATCAGTGACTTTGCCGCCGGGGGCCATTTTGTTTCCTTTGGCAACTTCACGGGTCAGTTCATTTAAATCTTCATCACTTCTAGGTTTACGCCCTGTCACAGCGGCTCGGGCAAGGTCAGCCACAAGTGGCGCAGACATACCAGCTAATCCCAATCCAGTAGCAATTCCTCTACCCGCTTCATTTTTAATGTTGGATATTCGCGGGCCTACAGTTTCAATGTACTTGTTTGAGAAGGGTGTATTTTGTTCGGAATCCATATCCCGTGCTATTTGACGTGCTGTCTTTTTTTCTTTTGTTTTTGGTTCTTCGTCGTTCCCAATTTTGGAAGCATCTTTATACGCCTTACGTTCTTTGGTGTACGTTTTGGCTTCCTCTAAATCTTTAGGGGAAATGTTCTCCATGTCTTGTCCGGGAGGAAATTTGGTTGCCATGATTTTTCCTTAGCAAATCTTGCCACGTGTTTTGCCACGTGAAGCGATACCATCACCACGGCGAGAAGCAGTCATGCCGCCGGAAGCCATACCACCATAAGCCATGCGTTTTGCTTTGACTGCGCCACCACGTTTCATGCCAAGGGAGAAATCAGCACCGCCCATATTCTCACGAACCTTGTTAGCCACTGCTGGGTTGATATTGTCAGGGTCAAGACCAGAACGTCGAGCGTTCTCACGCAACATTTCTTCTTGGCGAGAAGAGGCGCGAGCAGCACGATCACGTGCCATCAGATCTGTTTTACTTGGGCCTGTCAGTTGTGGAGTTGGCCCACCAAGGCGAGGCGTTGCTGTTTGCGCCGCTGGGCCGCGCAACAAAGGAGTGGAATACTCAGCTATTTCTTTAGCACCACGATTGGCTAAATTTTTTGCTGCGGCACCTACTACCTTAATGCCGGGGCCACCAACTAAAAGTTCTTCTGGGTATACACGTTCAGCCGCTTGCGCTTCTGGATTTGCTCTCATCGCCTTTTGGCGATTTGCCCCAGCAACATTTGCACGTGAAGCATTACGCATCGCATCAGTTCTGTTTGAAGCAATGCGATTTTCAACTGCCTTCAAAGAAGGCATGGGCTTACTGCCTTCGGTACGTTTTTCATCCCCACCGGGGGTTTTGCTCATGTACGTAGGGGAAGCGGAACTGCCCATTGCTGATCTACGACCTTCATTGCCGTAGTTTTCGTTTCTGTCCGATGTAGCTACAGGTTCTGGAGCAGGTTTAGGAGCAGGAGCAACTTTGGGTGCTGCGGAACGGGTTACCGTAACTGGTCCAGTTTCATCTGAGCCAGAAGAACGGCTAGTAATTGGGGGTTTGTTTCGCCCTTCATTACTGTAGTTTTCATCACGAGTTTCAGTAGATTCAGGACGAGCAGGGCGTTCATCGTCTTTACCCTTACTTCCAAAACCTAATAAGCCGCGGTTGGCATAAGCCACACCCGCAAGTGCGGCAAGGCCAGCTAATCTTGCAGTTTTTTTCCCCATGATTTACTCCTTAACAGGCTTTGCCGCCCATGTTCATCTTGACCATTTTGCCTTTGGTTTTACCCTTGGCCTCAACACCGCCACCTTTAGCCATTTTCTTCATACCGTCTTTGGCGGTATCCATGCCTTTTTTCATCACAGGCTTGCCCATCTTAGAAGGCATCTCTGATTTTTTACCTGCCGCCATTGCTTTTTTCTTGGCAATCATTTCCATGAAAGGGTTTGCTTTAGCCATGTCACCACCTCTTTTAAAAGTTTTGCCTTTATCGGCGTTTGAAAATTCTTTGCCCACTGATTGTGGGACTCCGGCTTTCTTGGCAAACGCTGGGTTGTGAGCCACCGCTTCCATGAATTTGTGTTGCTTTGCACTACTACTCGGCACTGTCGTCTTTCTTGCGGTTCAAGAGCTTCTTTACGGTATCTGTTTCGTAGATGCGGATTGCCACCCAAACAATACTGAGAACCGCAGATACGGCGGGTAAGAATTCCACAAGTGTTCCTATTACAGTAAGGATAGAAGCGCCATCAATCATGTGCTTCAAAGTTTCTTGGTTTTGTTCGGTCATACAAACCTACCCTTCGTTTTGCCTTTGGTAGCACAACCATCAGCACGAGAAGAAGCTGAACCGCCTTTTGCCATGCCACGAGACTCACGTTTGTTTTGGCTTTCAAGCTCACGATCCAAACCAGCTTCTTCTGATTTAGCTTTCTGATACTGACTAAGCCCACTACCAACAAAATCTTTTGTTTCTTTGACAGATTTTGCAAGCCTATTTCCAGCGCCAGCAAGATGCGATGCACCAGCACCTATTGGGCCTTTATCTTTGCTATCACTTCCGCCCATTGCGGTTTCCAAAGCAGTGACGGCGGGGGATAAGGCAACACCCAGTGCCGCTTGCTTCAAGCCTTCAGATTTACGCTTTGAAAGGCGTTTTTCTTCACCAGCGGAGCGAATACTGTCGTACTTGCTGGGCTTGTTCGTCTCGCGGTTAAGGCTTTCACGGTTGTACAAAGGAGAATCCTTATCTTCTTCTATACCCATTTTGCGTTTGTAGTCAGCCATTACACAAACCTACCCTTCGTTTTGCCGCTGGTAACACAACCATCAGCCGCCGTTACATACCCGCCATCAGCGCAGTTCCAAGCTCGTAAGCTCTTGTTAATCCTCGAATCGGGATCCCTTGCGGTTTCTGCGCTCGTCAATTTCGCTTTCATCCCCTTCATACGGGCGCAAAAGGAGTCTCGCCTGCTGCCGCCTTGGGGTTGTGGGGCTTTCAACCCCGGCTTCCCCGGATTGGCTGCGTTGTAGGAAGCTCGACCTTTGGCGTTCAAGCCACCCTTCTCGGATTTGCCTTCTTTGCGAGTCCATGCTGGAGACTTAGCCATAGAACACCACTGCGGTTGTCGTCGCAGATACCACAGCAGAAATATTGGTGCTACATCTAATACCTTCTCCGGGAAATACCATGTAGATACACCCCGCAGCCGCTGGCGCAGTAAATGAGAACCTAGCTGTACCGCCTGTCCCATCATTCAGAACAACCGTTGC